AAACCCGAACCTGGACTACCTTGGGGCCCCCTTTCGCGACTACCTCCACCGACAGGTGGAAGAGGCCAAAGCGATGCCGAGTCAAGAGAACATTGTCAAACGCCTCAATTTTTGCATTTGGACGGAAAGCATCACGCGGTGGATCCCTGCGGACAAGTGGAACGCCTGCGCCTTCCCGGTTGATCCTGAAGCATTGAAAAGCCGGACCTGCTATGGAGGTCTTGACCTATCCTCCAACCTGGACCTCACGGCCTGGGTGAAGGTATTCCCCCCGGAAGAAGAGGGGGGCCCTTACGAGATCCTCTGCAACTTCTTTCTCCCAGAGGACAACATGCGGGAACGGGTCCACCGTGATAAGGTCCCCTACGACGTATGGGCGCGGCAGGGATTCATTACGCTCACCCCCGGAGACCTGATCGACTATGCCTTCATCCTGGCCCAGATCCGACAGGACTCAGAGGAGTTCGTGATTGCGGAACTGGCCTTCGACCGGTGGGGCTCTCAGAAGATCACGACGGACCTCCAGGAACTGGGCTTTGAGATAAAGACCGAGACCAGCAAAGCCGAATCTACTGGCATGGGTCTGGTGCAATTTGGTCAAGGCTATGCCTCCATGGCGGCCCCGGTCAAGGAAATCGAAAAGATGGTGATCGGGAAAGAGATCGCCCACGGTGGAAACCCTGTCTTGACCTGGATGGTGTCCAATGTAGCGATCAAGATGGACCCGGCCGGGAACCGCAAGATTGACAAGGAGAAATCGACCGAGCGGGTTGACGGAGCTGTTGCGCTCTGCATGGCGATCGGGCGGGCGATGCTGAAGGGCGGTCCGGTCAAGAGTGGGTATGAGGCAGAGGGGGCGGAGATATTGACGTTTTAATGAAGGCGGGGAGAAATTTAAGATGTATGCCCATCAAATTATTGAAGATTTAACGAAACATTATAAAACCATTCCATCTCAAATTTATAAGGAATCAATTAAATTTGTATTAGATAACATTCCTAAAAGTCAAAAATTTCACTTCGAAAATGGAGATGATATTTTTGAAATAAGTAAGGCGGCATCGATACCACGCCTATTCTTGGATAGGGCAGAATTTTGTAAACTTCCATATTCCATATGCTGGTTTGATTGGTATCAAAATGGAATATGCACACATGAGTTGATACCAATCAACAAGAGGGCGATCATTGTTTTCGACCTCGGCAATGATTTAATGCAAACATATTCATTCAGCTATTATCTTAACGAATGGCTATTAGATCCAATTTCATTTGTCGTTTCTATTGGCAAAACTTACAAGCAAAGGTCAGTATATGTGCAGGGCAGACTTTGGGATAATGACGCGAATATATTTCGTATTCCAATAATTTCCATTCCACCTGATGGATTTTCCATGGGCAAGTTTATGGATAAAATCACTCCAGAATTTGCGAATGATCTAACATTTCTTCAGGGGACTTTGATGCTATTGAACTGCAAAAACATAGTGACCGAATCACACACCCCAGAGATACCGCTAAATAAGGCGAGACGGAAAAGAGGAAAACAAGAATTATTTACCTACAAAACATTAAGGGTGAAATTGCCTCCCAATAAGAGGAAAGAGGGATTTGACAATTCCTTGGATAATCATAATCGAGTACATCTTTGCCGAGGTCATTTCAAGGAATACACGGTTGATGCTCCTCTATTTGGCAAAATTATCGGCCTTTGGTGGTGGCAACCCCAAGTAAGGGGACAGAATAGAAAAGGCATTATTTTAAAGGATTATAAAATTGGGATTGAAACAAGAAACCGATTACATACGGCCTAAAAACCGCCGTCATTTCCAAAGGAGGATCATGACGATGATAAAAATAGAAGCCCCCAAATGGCTAAGCGACAGAGAAAAGGAAATTTTTAAAGAGATTCCAGTCAACAATAAAAGTGATATATCAGCGGCGGCGACCTTGGCCAGCTCTCTCTATCTCGTTGAACAGATGCACGAATCAATCAACGCCTGTGGCTTTCATCCTGGAAATTTGAGCGTCTTAATTGACGCGATGAATGTCGTAAAGGACCTTGCACCCCAATTCGGCATGACTCCAAAATCCAGGGAAATCAAAGGATAATGCTATGAGAATTAAGATTAATGAAGACGATCTTTTCCCATTTTATCACATTGATAAACGATTTGGGGTTGAATGTTGCGCTCCTAAAGGTTTGGTCGATAAATGGGACCGAGTGATGGATGAATTTTGGGAAGTTCAAAACGAGATGGCTGAAATATACAAGAATACAAGGAAATATTGAGAGAATGATGCTATAAGGAGAAGACTATGTGGAAATGGATCAAGGCATTGTTTTTCGAACATCCCATTACACCCAAAGAAATTGACGAAAAGATCAGGGAAGCCCTTGGCGTTAAATGGATTCAGTCAATGCAACGTCTCGATGTGAAGGACGGAGACATCCTCGTCATTAGGCTTCGTGAATGCCTGAGTCCATCGGCGGCGGCGAGTTTTCGGGGTGCGGTTAAGGAGGTTATTCAAAAATATGGGTTCAATGTCCATGTGATGGTTTTCGATCAAGGAACGGAAATTGGAATATTGCGGAAATCCGGCTGATGAAATCAAACCTTCCCAACAAGATCTTGTTCCGAATTGATGAAGTTGCAACCCTTTTTGACGTTCACCCAAGGACCATAAGGCGCTGGATTAAAGGTGGAATATTGGGTTTTGAAAAGCTTGCCGGGTCAATAAGGATTTCCAGAAACACAATAATAAAATTCCGAACTCAGATCAAAAAAAAATTAAAAAAAGTGTGACAAATTATGACAAATTATGACATTTGTGTACATCCCCGATTTGACAAACCTTCCTTTTTCCCATCATAATATACCTGTCAAAGATTAACGCTCATTTTACATCGCCCTAAAGAGTGGACTTATGTAAGTGATAATTCACAAAAAGATCGGCCATATCATAGCGTCCCCATTCGTTGCGCTCTGGAGAGCCTTCGACATGCGGGACGTTTTACTTTTAGGCGGCCTTGCCATGCTCGGGCGAGGGCTCTATCTCCGCTGGGGCGAATGGCTGGCCTTTTCTGTTTGCGGGGGACTCCTGATGATTATCGGATACATGATGAGGCGATAAGTGGGAATAGTTGACCGGATGATCAGACCTCAAGCGGCGTCATGGGGACCAGAAGACGACAGGTGGTATTCTCCGGGCGGATCCCTTTATGGCGGATTCCCACCAACTCAGAGCGGAATTGCGGTCAATTCCGATTCCGCCATGCGCCTGATCACTGTTCAAAACTGCGTCAGGATGCGGGCGACCACTCTCGCAAGACTGCCATGCCATGTCATGCAACGGGTAGGGAAAATGAGGGCAAGGGCGACCGACTTTTATCTTTACGAAAAACTCCATGATCAGCCTAACTCATGGATGACCTCCCCCGAGTTTTGGGCGATGGCCGAGGCCCATATCTGCCTGAGGGGCAATTTTTATGCATACAAGATGGGTATTGAGGGGCGGCCAATCCTGGAATTGATCCCTTTAAAACCCGGTGCCGTCCAGGAGGTCGTTCAGAACGAAGATTACAGCCTGACATACAAGGTCAGGGTAGGCGGTAAAGATCGCTCATACCCGGATACTGGTGGAGCGAGCGGAAGTTCAATATCCAATACCGTTGAAATCCCGCAAAACCGAATCATGCACCTCCGGGGGCTTACCCTGAATGGCTACATGGGTGTCAACCCAATTGAATATGCCCGCGAGACGGTGGGGCTCAATATGGCAAGCGTCCAGTTCCTTTCCCGGTATTTCGGCAAGGGCCTTCATCCGAGTGCTGTAATCAAACATCCATTAAGCCTTAATGCTGTTTCTCATGCCAATCTTAGAGAAAACCTCAAAAAGAAATATGAGGGTCTCAGTAAATCCCATGAGTTCATGCTGATCGATGAGGGCATGGATATCTCATTTCCGCAGATCAAGCTCGTAGATGCCCAATACATTGAACAGATGAAACTCTCCGATGCCCAGATCTGCGGGCTCTTCCGGGTTCCCCTGATGCTGGTAAACGGCGGAGATAAAGAGCCCACTTATGCCAGTGCAGAACAGTTCATGTTGTTTTATCAAATGTTTTCAATCGATGCG